GGATCAGAGCTTATTCAGTCGCGTATTTAAAGATGGTGTGATTACAGGAAGAGGCTGGATTGATGTATGTGTAGAACCAGGGAAATATTATGACGGTGAATTGACAATCAAAAGAGAGTCGTGGGCAAATGTTCATATAGATCCTGAATGTAGAACTCCAGATACAAAAGATTGGAATTATTTAGCGCGTACTAAGTACCTAACTTTAAATCAGTTACGCTCTATGTACCCAGATGCAGTAGGAGAATTAGAAACTATAGATAGTTTTATGGATTTACCTGCCGAAATCGGAGAAGAAATTGGTAGTTATTACCGTAATGCTGAACCGATTAACCCTGCATATCATTTAGATCCTGCTCATAGAAAGGTCAGAGTCTTAGAAATGTGGAACAGAGAGTACGAAAAAGAGCATTTTATTATTAATAAAGCCTCTGCAAGAATTTCTCCTAACGGTTTTAACACAAAAAGAGCAGCAGAAAAGCAAATTAAAGAGTTACAAGCTCTTGAAGAGGCTGCAAACGTACCTATGAGAACAGATTTTGGTGTTATTAGCAGGGTAGTTCCCAAAACCTATGTGACTTTATCGGCTGGTATGCACATTTTACAGGAAAAAAAGAAAAATCCGTATATGCACAACGAATTTCCGTTGATTCCTTACTTTTATCACTTTGAAGATATGGGCGATTATATTGAAACCTTTGGTATTGTAGAAAATATGAAAGACCCACAGCGTGAAAAAGATAAAAGACGTTCACAGATGTTAGATATTATTAACCGATCACCTAGAGGTGGTGGTGTATTCGCTGGTAATAAGGTTTCACAGGAAGAAATGAATGAAGCATCTACATCAGGTAGGTGGATTGGTATTCCTGGCTTTAAAGGAAGAGTAACAGATTTTATGCAACAATGGTCAAACTCTCACCTTTCTATCGTAGGTAGTATTGCTGCTATGGAACAAAAGGCGGAGTTTGATGCCAAAGAAATTAGTGGTGCTACTGATCCTATGATGGGTATTGCTACATCAACAAAAGAAAGTGGTATTGCTGCCCAGACCAGAATACGACAAGGTATGATGACCTTGCAAGAGCAGATGGAAAACTTAGATATGACTAAGACCACTGTTCTGATGCAGGCATTGAAAAATATGCAACAATTTTATACTCCAGATAAAATTAAAAGAATTATTGGTGCAGAAACCGAAAAAGCAGAGTCTCCTGAAGAATTAGCAGTTATTAATGAGACTATAGCAAGGTTTTTAACCAACTTTGAAAAATTTGAATTTGATATTGTTCTTGATAAGGGCGAGAACTCACCTACAATGAAAGCTGCCAAAGCGCAGCAGGTGGGCGAACTTGTCAGGAATGGATTTTCGAGTTTATTCCCGCTCTATGTAGAGCTTTCCGACATGGATGCAGGAAGGGAAATCCTAGAGAAATTTGAAGAAGAGCGATCCTCACAAATGCAAGCGCAGCAAATGCAGCCTATGGCTGGTAAGGATAAATCGTGATTCATAACACCCCCGAAACAAAGGACAAGGTACAATGGAAGAGCAAGTAAACTACATTGATGAGGCTAAAGAATTGGATGGCACTGCCACAGATTCTCCAGAATCAAATGTAACAGAGCAAACAGCAGAGACACCTGTTGCAGAAACACAAAGCTACAAAGTCGGAGACAAAGAATTTTCTTCTGTGGATGAGTTGGTAGAATATGCTTCAAATACAGATAAGTCTTATAGGAATCTTCAGGAACTCAATGGCAGGCAGACCAATGAACTTGGTGAACTGCGTAAGTCACTTGATGAAATCAGGGTAAATACCGCTCCACAGAAAGTAGAGCCAGAATTACCAGAATTAGATCCGTATGATGCTAATTCATTCACCCCACATATCTCTAAAATCGTAGAAAAACAATTCGCTGAACAGCGCAAAATACAAGAAAGAGAGATCAATGAGAAACGAATGAAGCAAGCTCAACAGGATATGATTGATGGTTTTATTAAATCACACCCTGATATGTCCAATGAAGCACTCCAAGCTGTTGCCAAATTCGGAGATGAGCGTGGGATCGCACAAATTGAAGATGCGTACACGCTTATGACTTTAAACCAGGAGAAGAGTAAAGCAAAAACGGAAGGCGTAAAACAAGTCACAGAAAAACTCACCCAAGCAGATGAAGTGCCAACAACACTTTCTAACGCTACTGGTGGGAATAAAACTGCGATTGACTTTGATGCCATCTCTCAGGCAGATTGGAATAAACTACCTGAAGATGTCCGTAGAAAGGCTTTAGAACAGACTTCTGCTGGTTAATGAACGATTAATAGAAGGAGGATAAGATGGCTGTAGACCAGGCTTATTCAGATAGCTTTCTATCATCTGTGAGTCAACTTGGTGTGCCTCAGGGATTTATGTCAGCTATTTTAGATACCGCATCAGTAAATATTGGTGCAGGCGATCAATGGGAGGCTTTAAGCATCCCTGCTGGTACATTAGTAACCGAAGTAGGACTTTTAATAATGACTGCTGAAGGTGCAACAATGACCATAGACGTAGGAGCATCTGATCCAGATGGATTTCTTGATGGAGTAGATGGAAATGTAGCAAACGCTGTATACAATAGTCTTGAAGATGGCGCAGGAGCAAAAGCAGGTGGAGAATATTTTTCTTCTGCTGATACTATTGATGTCACATTTGTAAATGCAGCAGACACAGCAAAGGTAATGATATGGTGTCGTTACGTTGCTAGTAAAGACCTGTAAGGAGGTATGAACTATGGCACATGAATGGGCATCAGGTTTAAATGTATCAAGATGGGCGAAGCAACTTGCTTATGAAGTTGGAAAAGAGATTTATTTCTCTAAGTTCATGGGGGACACATTTGAATCAATGATCGTTGAAAAGGCGATGGATGAAGGCAAAGGTAAAGATGTTACTTTTGGTCTTGTAGGATTAACAGGAACAGTAGTTACAGGTGATTCTTCTTTAGAAGGTAACGAAGATGGTTTGTCAAGCTACTCTTTAACAGTTACCACTTCTCAAAGAAGATTTGGTGTAACAAACGCAGGTAACTTTGACAATAGTAAAGTTCTTTACAACTTTAGAAATGAAGCTATGTCTCAGTTAAAAAGAGTATATGCAGAAGATATTGATGCACAAATCTTTTCAGCTATGACTGCTACTTCAGGTACATTTGGTAATGTACTTGCTGTTACTTCTGCTGGTTCAACTTATAGTAATTCTGACCAATCTGGAAGTTTAGCTTCTAATGGTCAGATTCAGTTGGAAGATATTAGCAGATTAAAGCGTATTGCACAGCTTGGTGGAACTGGAACTTGGAAAATGAAGCCAATTAAGGTAGAAGGAAAAGACTATTATGTTCTTTTAATTCACCCTGAAGTTGCGTATGACCTTTTTAAGTTAGATGGATGGACACAAGCACAGCGTGAAGCGAATGTTCGTGGCGATGATAACCCTCTATTCACAGGTTCTTTAGGAATCTATGATGGAGTAGTAATCCATGAGCATGAAGGTATTACAACAGGTACTTATAATAGTCAAGCAGGTGCAAGAAACTTGTTTTTAGGAGCAGGTGCTGGCTGTATGGGTAATGTTGGTGATATGACCTGGGTGGAAAAATCATTTGATTATGGTAATAAGCTCGGTGTTGCAGGTGGTAAGATATATGGTGTATCTAGGACTGCTTTCAACAGTAAGGACTATGGTTGTATTCAGTATATCAGTAAGCGTACTGATCTGTAATCAGTAACTAACTAAGGGGCGGGCATTTTGCTCGCCCCGCCTTAGAGAGATTATGACATTAACTCAAATTAGAACCGAAATAAGAAATATTACTGGCGTAGAAGATACCAGTGTAGTTGCAGATGCTGTATTAACAGATTTGATAAATAAAGGTCAAATTATTTTAGCTGATGAAGCAAATTTGTTTTATGGATATGCAACAAGAAATAGTGTTGCAGGTACTGGAGAATACCAAATACTTACTGGTAATGGTGTTACAGTAAATACATGGACAGTTGTAGAAAATCCCGCTCCTGGAACTAGCGACACAAGCCAGAATCTTGCAAATATGACTCGTATTTATCGAGTAGACTTTGATGGTGATCAAATGACTCGTATTGGTATGGATCAGATTCATAATATTTCCAGTGATGTCGGTGATGTCCAAATGCCTTCTGCTTATGGATATTATATTAACGATGTCAACTTAGGAATCTTTCCTATTCCTCAAGTAGTTAAGGTAATCAAAGTATATTACTATCATTTACCTACTACATTATCTGGTGATTCAGATGTACCTATGATAGATACTCGTTATCACGAATGTTTAATTTATTATGGAGCATGGAAAACAGCAGAAAGACTTAGAGATATGAATATGATACCGTATTTCAAGAATGAATGGTTAGAATGGAAAGAAAAAGTAGTAATGGATCGTCAGCGTAGATCAGGAGAGCCAAAGTTTAGCATTAATTATAAGGATTTTTAATGCCAAGATTGCAAATTAGGAATTTCTCAGGTGGTTTAGTCACAAATCAATCTGAATTTGATATATCAGAAAATCAATATACTGCTTTTGAAAATGTAAGAAATAGAAAGCCAGGTCGTTTAGAAAAGTTTTTGAATGATTCTGATTCTAGCGGTGGTATTACCAGTTTAACTGATGTTCAGACAGAATTAATTTTATATAGAACTGAAAAAAATGCAGCAGATGCTGATACATCTACTCGTTGGTGGGTGATGGGAAATGGCACTGTATTGCGTAGGCAAGATACAGCAGATGGTAGCGGTGGAACATTTACTGATATCACTACAGGGTGGTCTGGATCACCTATATATGATTTTTTAGCTCATAACCAAATATTAAGAATATCTGATGGTAGCTTTACCAACACTACAAAGTGGTTTGGTCATATTAAAAGAGATATTTTTGGACAAAATATTACTTTAGGAGATGCCAATACAGATGCCAGTACACAAGTTCCTCGATTTGCGGTGGTAACACATAATGGTACAATTAATGATTGGTATGTTAAAGATGCAAAATTAGAACCACCTACGATTGTTAAGATGAATATGGCTCACGATGGCTTAATTTCATTATCAGATTGTAGTTATAATAATAGCACCGCTATCGCCACAGAAAATGATACATTAGGTTTATCGGTAGGTATGGTAGTTGCAGGCGGTAATATCCCCTCTGGTGCATATATTACACAGATTACAGATGATAACAACTTTGTCATTAGTGCTGCTACAACAGGTGGTGACTTAGATGAACAAACTTTAACCTTTACTACTTTAAATAATAATACCGATGTTGGCTTATTTGTGTATGAACCAAGAACAAAGTATTCTGTTAGTTCTACTCCCGATACAGAGAGTGATGAACATAATGCTTGGGTTAATGCTATGGATAATGAAACATTTGATCCAGCAGATAGATGGGCAGTAACCTATCTTTATGATTATGTACAGGAGTCTTCTTTATCATTAAATCGTGATGGTGAAATAGGAATTACTGGTTTTGAAGTAGTAAAAGGTTCAGATGAAGAATCAGATAGCAATGGTACTACTACTGAAGCATTAGATCTTACAGAAGATGATATAAGCGTATCAGATGGAACATTATTTTCAACCTATACTTATATCAAGATTGATGAAGAAGTGATGTTTATTACCGCAATTAGTAGTAACACATTGTATGTTAGGCGCGGTCAGTTAAATTCTCAAGCAAAAGAACACGCTTCTGGAGCATCTATTTTCTATCGTAGCTCACCACAAAAAGGTAGAGCGATTAATTTAGTATTAAATGGTATTACATCTGCTGGTTATCATAATCCAAGAATTACTGGGTTAAATATCTATTGGCAACCTAAAGATGATGTAGACTGGTATTTAGTAGATACTTTAGATATTAATAGAGGGTATTCTGATAGTCCTCTTGCTAGTTTACCTGATAATAATATTACTGGAGATAGTGGTTTATCACCATTTTATTCTTCTAATGTATATAATGAATATGCTTTAAAAAATTATGGGTACTGGTTACCATGCCCTAATTCAGTTGCGACAGATGATGTAACTAATGCAGTAGATGGAGGTTCTCCTCAATTTACTTTAAATGCAAGTTACTGGAGCGGTCAAAATAATAACTTTAGTAACACCAGTAGTGGTATAGCAATTTTATCTCGTAAAGAAACCAATGATAGCAGTAATATGAGAACCCAGTTCAATAGATTGAGTTCTTTTTTTACTCCTATTACTTCCGTTACTAATACTAATTCTAAAATTAATTTTAGAAAGTATAATAATATTAATCGTGTCAATAATTATGCTGCTACTACATCTAATGTTATTCAACAAAATCGGATTTCTACACATAGCGCGTTAAGCGATAAGGTCACTACATGGTATATACCTTTTGATGGGTTAAAATTAGCTACATATAGCTCATTAACTGGTAGAGCTGCAAAAGCAAAGTTAGCAGAAATTAAATGGAATACTTCTGCTGTAGTAAATCATCGCGGTTATTATGCCGATATAGATACTGTTGATGAGAATGATCAAACTGCTAGAGAAAAAAATAGAATATATTTTACTGATCCTTTTATGTTAGATGCAGTGATGGCTGGTAAATATTTTGATATTGGTAGAAATGATGGCGATAAGATCACGCGCTTAATGGCATATAGAGATAAATTGTTTGTTTTTAAAACTAATCATGTTTATGTCTATAATCAACGCCATCAATTAGAGAGGGTTTTTCAGGGCGTAGGCGCAGTACATAAGCACGCGGTCATTGAGTCACCGCTTGGATTAATCTGTGCAAGTGAAGTAGGTGTATTTAGTGTAACCCCTACACAAACCAGCGAACTTACCTTTAATATTAGATATACTTACCAGGCGTTAACCTTTGATCAAACTGCTGTCGGATATAATGCTTTAGATAATGAGTTGTATGTCATGTATGATGCAGATGATTCCTCTATTTATGTAATGAATTTGGATAATGGAAGTTGGGTTAAGCGTACTATTGATGCGACTAATATTCGCACTAGAAGTAATTATGTATATGGTACAAGTCTACGCGCTCAGTTTTTTAATGTTACTTCAGGAGCATCAACAGTAAGGGTTGTAGGTACTGGCTCTCAGAATACGGATAATTTAACGGTTACTACTAAGCGTTTTGATTTTGGTTCGCCAGAGTTACAAAAAAGATTTAAAAAAATTAATATCACTTATCAATCTGCTGCTGAATTAACAGTGACAATCTATGCAGGAGAATCAGGAACAGGATCATCTGCAACGGAAACATTAACCTTTCCCGTTAAGTCTAGTATTGTAAATATTAGTAAAGCTATGCGTGCAGTGGGTAAGACTTTATCAGTAAAGATCACATCAGCAACAAGAGAATTAAAATTAGAATCTATTGATATTGATTATGATCTATTAGGGAGTAATCCATAATGTCTGATGTAACACAGGATTTACTTTTTACTGAACTGGAAACAAAACAAGATACCTTGCTACCATTAAAGCATGGATTGTATTCTAGTGGAGAAGGTAGCGATGGGGATATGTGTGTATGTATCAATAATGGAAAAAAGGTATTTGGAGTTAAGCTACAAGGGGAATGGAATTATACTGAATTAACTTTAGAATTTGATACAATAGACAAGAATGTTATACATGAAGAGATTAATAATGATTTTGTATCTTTATTAACGCGTTATTCAGCAAATATTACACGAATTTTAAATCGTACCATTCCAAGAACCTTTAATTTCCCATTTTACGCTAGATCTTTTACTGATTCAAGTAGTGGAGATACATACATTGGTAGTGCAGTAATTGTTCCAGGTATTCAAGATCAATCTTTAATGGATAAAATTATTGGTGGGACAGCAACTGCCACTTTAGGTAGTGCTAACGGTCATGCGGTTGTCCCCTTTAGATGTAAATTAAAAACTGTTATTATTACCGCAACTCATATTACTTCTGGTAGTGATGACCGCAGCTCAACAAGTATTGTAATGTCAGGAACTGCTTACGACACTTCTTTATCTAGTCTAGGTACTTTGAGTCAGACATTGACATCTACAGTTGTAAGTTCTTATACGCGTTACAATAATGAAGATTTTTCTAATATTATTATTCCAAAATTTGGACATTGGGTTATGACAGCCACTGTTAATAATCCTACAAATCGTAAAGTAGCATCATTAAATGGAATTATGATATTTGAAGAGGTAATATGAAACTTAATAAAAATAAAGAGTTATATAACATTAAAGAGGTGAATTATGGGTAGATATCAGGTAATGCCACAGTTTGATACAAATATTTGGGGAGACAGGTACACAAAGGCTTATGTTATCATTGATACAGAAAATGATAATAAGGGTGTGGGATTGAGCTATAGTACAAAAGGTAGAAAACAACCAGAAGCTCTTGCCAATGCAAACGATAAAGCTAGGGAATTAAATGCACTAGCCAGTCAGGGTATAGAATGGAATGCTGATAAAACATATTCTGCATCAGATGGCACAACTTATACCACTGCTGAAGAGGCACAAGCTGCAAATCGTGAAATTGAGCGCAGAGAAGGTTTAGAAGAAGATGTTTCTAAGTTTGAAGATCGGATTACAGAAGCAGGAAGGTTACGAGAAGATCTTGCTCAAAATGTATCTGCCAGAAGGCAGGGGCAAATGCTAAGTAATCTTCAAAGAATTATCTTAGGGTCAGGTGGTGATCAGGCACAGATAGAAGCTATAACACCACAAATACAAGAGCAATCTGGTAGAACATTACAAGATTTACTTGCAGGTAGTAAGGCAAAAACTCAGGAACAGTTAGCTCAATTTGTCCCTACAGAAATTAGTGCTGAATACAATCAAGCTCAACTTGCTGATGCTATGAGTAAGTTTTTAACGCAGTCATCAACAGACAGAGCAAGAATACAATCAGAATTAGATTCTCAACCTGAGTGGTGGGAGAGTGTTTTAGGTCAAGGAGCAACATTACTTGGTACACTAGCAGTAAATGCTCTGGCAGGTGGTGGAGGATCAGAACCAGGAGGAGTAACTTAATATGGCTTTTAAATTTAAAGTAAAGAAAAGACCAAATATGGCAGAAGCTGTCGCGAGTGCATTTGCAGCAGGAGCAATACAAGGTGGAACTACCGCTTTGCAAAATGCTATGAAGGAAAGGGAAGAAAGGAAAAAACAACAAAAAATACTTGATCAAGAATTAAGAACAAAATCTAATGATATAGGTCAATTAGCAAATTTAACAAATGATCCAGAAGTCAAGAGAGAATTAAACACCTTACAGATTCAGGCATTAAAATATCCTAGCGTAGAATCTTTAGATGATGCAGTGACCGCAACAGGTGTTTTTAACGATTCATCTCTTCAGAATATTGGTAAGACAGAATTTAATGCCATGATACCTGAAGAGCGTTTTCCAGTTAAAAAGTATGAAATTGGAGAGATTAGAGAAAGAAAGGTAGGAAATGACTTTGTTACAGAATCATACACAATGGATCAAAATACTGGTAAACCAAGTTGGAAAGAAGTTTCACGCGCTCCAAGAGTAGTAAAAGAAGAAAAGAAATACAGGGCATACAATAAAAATACTGGCGAGTTAATGCAAGCAACAGAATCTGAAGTAGAAGGTAATCCAAATATTGCATTTGGTACGCCAGAACAGCCTGCTACAAAAAAGGTATTAAATAAGGCTACAGGTGAAGAACAATTTGCAACAGAAGCTCAAATTGCTAATGCAAAAGGAAATCTTGTGCCAACAAAATCTCAACCTGCTTTTTTAACTCTTTTTGATGAAATTCCAGAGACTATTTCTCCTTCACTATCTACTTCAGTTTCTTTGGGTCAAGCAATGAATAATGAAATTAAGTTATCTCCAGGTACTATTATTGATGATAAGGATCTTGGGAAATTAACATTTACAGGTGGGGATCAAACAAACTTAGAAAATTATCGCATAGATGCAAAGTAATGGCTGATAATACTCAAAAACTTATTGAGCTTTATAGAGCCAAAAGACCAGATCTGTCTAGCTTAAATGACAATCAAGTAACACAAATTTTACAGAAAGCAAGACCTGAGTTATTTCCCAAACAGAGTGAAGGTGTTAATTTTAAACAAGCTATATACGACTCTGTAAAACGACAAGAAAACAGCATTGCTAAAAACAATCCTTACGGTGTTAACTTACCTAGAACACAAGCTAATATAAATAAAATAAGAGGCATGGGTGGAAGGGTAATGGATGGAAGTAATACATTACTTGAGTTTGATAGCCTTGATAGCGGAATAAAAGCTGGAGAAGATATTATTGATAATATTCTTGATGTTTCTAAAAATGATCCCGCTACTTTTTATTCTAATTATTCTGGATTACCAAAAGACAGCCCTGAAGTACAGTCTTTTTTACAAATATATAATCAAAAAATTAATGATAGTCAATTTGATCAGGATAATTCACTTAAATTATTAAAGCAAAACCCTTCTAAGGAAGAACAAGCACAGATTGAATCTATTGGTATAAATCTGCCTAATAAAATTGAAGGTGTGAAACAACCTCAATACTATTTTACAGCAGCAGCAGATGAGCCACCTAAACAGGAAGATGATGGGTTTTTAGATGGTTTAAGAGAATCATGGAGTCAGTCTAAACAGCGTATTCAGTTTTTTAAAGAAAACCCTGAAAGAGCTGAAGATATAAAAGGACAAGCTACTGCATATCAGTTTGAGCCAATGCTACAGTATTTAGAGCCTAAAGAGGAAGATCCAATTTCCAGAAGAGTTGCTAAAGAGCTACTGTTATTTACAGCAGCAGCTCCTGTAGGATTTATGACTGTTGCTGAGAATCCAAACCCTGTAGCTCATATTCAATCCTTAGGTTCAGCAATAAAAGAGATGACAGATAATTGGTTAAAATTAGCTGATCCTGATAAAAGAGGGGAAGGTTGGGATGAAATAAAGAGATCTCCATTGTTTCATGCTACATTTTTGACTGGTGTTAGAAAGGCATTGCTTGCGCCTAAAGGAAAAGTTAATCAGGCTAGTGTCATTAAAGAAATTGACAAAGAAATAAAAGAGTTTACTAATACCGCAGAACAAGTGGTTAAAGACAATCCTCAGTTTGCAGAAACCTTGCAGCAAATCGCAAGAGATAAGGTAAAGAATACTGAGTTTAATCAGCTTGTTAAAGAGCGATTTAAAATGAGACCTAAACCTTTAGAGACTCCTTTGCTCGCTCCAAAGACTTCACCTAAAATTGAAAAGATTAATGCTGAAATTGTAAATCTACAGGAAACTTTAAAAAGTCAACAGTTACAACTAAGTAATCAAAACTTAACTGGAACACAAAGGCAACAGATTAATAGATCTATAGGTAAAATAGAAGAATTGATTGAAGATAATAGGATTAAAGGTCAACAGCTAGGTTATGATGTAAAGATTGATATTACCCCAAGTGATAGACCAGAATATTTTACCAATAGAAAACCTGGTCAGGTATTAAGTCAACAACAACTAGATAAATTATATCTTGATTCTAGCAGTGATATTATTTTATTGCCTGAGTCAAAAGGCTTACATGAAAAAGCACAAAAGTTTTATGAGCAATCTTTTAAAGAAATGGAAGGTTTTAATAAAAGATCATGGGAAGATTTGAAGAAGAGTTTAGTTGCAAAAACTGTAGATGTTTCTGGCAATGTAAAAAAGGCAGTCAGAGAAAAAGGTGCGCTTGGTGAACAGGCAGCTATGCTGCATGATTTAGCTTTAGGTTCTAATTCAAAGTCTGTCATGTTATTTGAGGATGCAGCAAAAAGCATATTTAACGGATTAACCAAGCAAGAAAGAAAATTACTCGATACTATTATAGAAGCAAGAAGAAGTATTACAATACGAGAATATAAGCCAGGATATAAAGTAGGCGGTGGTTATCAATCAAATACTGCATTATTAAAATTGATGAAAGAAAATGATCCGCGCAAATTTGAAAAATTAAATGCTAGAGCGGATAGTTTTTTTAATGAAATGAGAGTAAACCTAAAAGAATTGTACGATAATGGCTTGATTAATGAAAAAACATTTAATCTTTTAAAAGATAAAGACTACACACGAAAAGAATTTATTGATTATGTTGATCCAGTAATAACATATAGTTCTGGTGGAAAGAAAATATCAGTTGGAAGTAGTGGTCTAAAGAGATTAGAAGAGGGTTCAGCTAAAACTGTCAACCTGGATCAAGCAGGCAAGCTATTTAGAAATATTAATATGGTGCAGTCTCGTATTGCAAAGAATAAAGCAAATATAGCAATGCGTGATATGATTAGGGAAAATCCCAAGAATGGTATTGCTATTGAAGTAAAAGCGGGTGAAAAAGTCCCTGCTGGTTATAGTCCTATATCTTATTTTGAAAAAGGTAAGAAAAAAGAATTTTATTTAGAAAACTCTTTAGCGAATGAATGGGTTTTGGCTGATCCAGCGGTTACTGCGCAGTGGTCAACTATAGCTAGTTATGTTTCTGGTACAAAGATGTTAAAAGCTATGGCTACTGGATACAATCCAGAGTTCGCATTAACAAATTTTTTTAGAGATATACCTTATATGTGGTTTACCACTACAGAGTATTCTCCACACTTACCAAAGTTTGCATTGCAATTAGGAAGAGATCTTACTTCCACTGCAAAAGATGCTTTTAGTAGAAGTGGTAGATATAGGGATTATGTTATGGAAGGTGGCGGAATGGAGTTTCTAACCCATCAAGGTGGTCTTGGTAAGTTTTATAAACCTACAGGAAAAGTGACTAATGCTTTAGAAGCGTTTAAAGAGGTGGCAAAATATGCTGGGGAAACAAGTGAAATTTGGGTAAGGTTAGCATTGAGAGAGCGTGCTTTGAGAAATGGTAAATCTCCATTAAAAGCAACTTATGAAGCTAGAAATTATTTAGATTTTGCTCAAGGTGGATCTTTTATTAAAGCAGCGGAATCATTGATTCCATATATTAATGCTTCAACACAAGCTACAAGAGGTTTATTACGCGCTCCAAAAAAAGATCCAAAAGCATTTGCCACAAAAACTGCATGGATAAGTGGTACAGCATCAAGTCTCTGGTTAGCTAACAATGCGGTAAATCCAAAATCTTATGAAGAAATTGATGAAAGAATAAAAAATGATAACTGGATTATTACCACTCCATTTTTTTACAAAGATGATAGGGGTAATAAAAGGTATATGTATTACCGATTACCTAAAGATCAAGGTCAGCGAGTAATAGCTTCTTCTACGGATGCAATACTTGATTATGCTTACAATAATAAAGTTCCATCAGATCAAGTATTGGAAGGTCTAAAAGACTTGGCAAGTGTAGTTCCAACTGCTGATCCATTACCGCCTTTATTAGATGCGTACTTAGGATATAGAAATAATGTTGATTTCTTTTCAGAGAAGCCAATTTTTGATGATAAAGGTAGACCTGTTGAACCTTCAGCAGAATTTAATAAAAGAACAGGAAAAGCATTTATAGATTTAGGTGAAATAACAGGAATGAGTCCTGCTAGAACAGAATATGCGGTAAAACAATTTACTACTAACAGAAATATCTGGACTGATTTAGTAGGTGGTGGTTATAAGATACTTACTGAGGGGCAAGATGAGGAAGCGACCGAAGAGTTTACAAGAGAAATGCTAAATAAGATGCCAGGAGCTAGAAGGTTTATATCTTTTACCAATCCATATAAAAGGGATAAAGACTTAAAAAGAACAGTCATTGAAAAAAATACTAAGGATAAAGTAAGAAGGGAGTTTGGTGACAATATTTGGCAGCAATTTCGTTCTGGTGAAATGACAAAATCAGAAGTTGTTAAGTCTATAAAAGAATCTCAATATGATTCTGATGATAAAAGTAAAATTTTAAAAAGGTTTATATTCTCTGCTCAAACAAGAAATGTGCGAAACCCTGGTTGGTTTTATGATGGTAAAGACTTAGATCCAGTGACAAGAGCAGATTATTTTTTCAGAAAGTATGCTAATGCAAATGAAGAAGAAAGAAAAGTACTTGTAAAAGAAATGAACTCTGTTCAAGGTTTTACATCTAAAAAATTCATTCAACGCTGGAATACTTTAACCAAACAATATTTGGAACAAAACACACCCTAACTCGTTAATATTATTGAACTAACAGCTCGGTCATGCTTACCATAGGCTTAGAGCGTTGCAAACATTAAATAGCGAGGGAAATATGGGTACATACCGCGACTTTACAGTACAACAGGCAGTCACTCCAGGTGCATCTGCGGTTAACATTACCAACACTAATACTACAAACGATGAATGTCGTGCTGTATATGTTGGTGCTTCTGGGAATTATAAATTTTATATAAATGGTGCTTGGGTACAGTTTAATGGTACAAATGCAGGATCAATATTACCGATTAGAGCCACAGGCGCGGTAGATGCTGCTGATGATTCAGCACCAGGTTCAAACGAAATTATTTTTATTTACTAATGTTAGGATTAGGTATAGCTTTATTTAAAGCGTACAACCAAGTGTTAGAAACCCTATATGACACTTGGAACTCTATTAGTGAATCATGGGAAAATGTAGACTCAAAATGGGAAGATTTAGGATAATATTATGGCAAGTTTAACAGGATCAAGTATAGCGAGTAGTTATACCTCACTTTTAAAATTAAATGGCAATTCAGATAACATCGTTGCTGGTAATGACAGTAATGCAATACAAATAGTAGATGGAGATGGAACAGCATCACCACTTTATTTAAATACAGATAGATTAGGAATAGGTGGGCAACCAACTGCATCATTAAGTATTCTCAGAGCAGACGATTCTAAACCTCATATTTCATTACATCAAGAAGAGGGAACTGGTGTTACTTACAACATATTGAGTGATGATGCTGGTTCTTTCTCAATTAGAGAAGGCTCTGATACAAGATTTACAATAACTACTAATGGTGATGTACAACTTCAAGAAAGATTAACATTTAGTGGCACAAACAATACTACAGCCACAGCAACTATCAACTTACATTCTAATAATTATCTATATATAACTGGCGGAACAACAGGACTAGCATTAACGGCTGAAGGTGGTTCTGATGCAATTAAAATAACAGATGGTGGTGGAACTGGTGCAATAAGTTTTGAAGTGGGCAATACTCAAAGATTTAAACTTGATGCTAACTCCCGAATCTCACTAACTAATAATGATTCTGGTGCATCCAATACTATTTTTGGCTATTTAGCTGGAGATGACATCGCAAGTGGAGGAAATTATAACTGCTTATTTGGGCAACAAGCTGGTGCTGACATTACTACTGGAGAAAAAAATGTTGCTTATGGTTATCAAGCATTATTTGCACATACCGATGGGGATAGAAATGTTGCAATAGGATACGGTGCATTGATGGCATTAGATGGTACTGAATCCAGAAATATTGGAATAGGTTATTTAGCTGGAGATTCTTTAAATAATAATGCCACAGTAGACAATATTTTTATTGGCGATTCTGCTGGAAGGGCTGGAACTGGTGAAGTTATTGGATGTGTTGGTGTTGGTACTGGAGTTATGCAATCTATTGGTGCTAATAATCATACAGGAAGTACTGGCTTAGGACATCTTGCTCTTGGCAAATTGACGAGTGGTACTTCAAATACAGCAATAGGTTATGAGGCTGGAAATAATAATACAACAGGAGGTCTAAATACTTTTGTGGGTTATTTTGCTGGTCATGGAAATGATTCAACTGCACTTACTGGTAATTGGAATACTTGTATCGGAGAAGAGGCTGGTTATTTATTAGAAGGTGCAGCTAACGCCAATACTTTAGTAGGTCAAGGTGCAGGAGATTCAATTACCACAGGAGATGAAAATACCTGTATAGGAAGAGTAGCAGATGTAAGTGGTTCAACGGCACAAAATCAATTAGTGCTTGGATATGGAGCAACAGGAACGGGAGACGACGAAGTTGCTATTGGAAATACAAGTATAACAGCTATAAAAGCACAAGTTACAAGTATTACAGCATATTCTTCTGATGAAAGAACAAAGAAAGACATTCAAGACTATGACTTAAAAGGATTGGATTTTATAAAAGATTTACAATTAAAAACTTATATTTATAAAAATCCAGCGGACTTTCCAGATGAAATAAGAAGTTCAAAATGGGATGAAGAGGGTGTAGAAAAACCAGCAGACCCGATTGAAACTCAAGTTGGTTTAATTGCTCAAGAAGTTGAAGAAGCACTTAAAAAACATAGTATTGGAAATATAGAAACTTATGCACCAACTCAAGATAGTGGAATAAAGACTTTAACTTATGGGAACTTAATATTCCCATTAATAAAAGCAGTACAGGAATTATCTGCAAAAGTAACAGAATTAGAAAAGAAATAAAAGGAGTCTCATAATGAATTGGGCAAAATACGCTGATAGGAAAGGTAAAACAGCCGATTTTAAAAGCAAAGAAAGAGTAGTACAAAAAGCTGTTTCAGAAGTAAAAGATGAAGATGGTAAGGTTGTACAGGAAGCAGTAGCAGAAAAGAAAGAAGCATACATCACTTTAGTGCAAAAAAAATGGGATGCTGAAAGTGGTGATGCCTTAGCTGATAGTGAAAAAGAATACAAGTTATCAGAATTAGAAGGAGAAAAAGAAAGATATGATGCTGATATGGCAAGAGCAAAAGAACAATCTGATGGATTAGCCTCTGCAATCGCTGATTTCAAAAAACTTTAATTAACAACAAGTAGGAGTTACAAATGGCAAAAAAGAAAGAAGAGCCAAAAGTAAACATACTCGGAAAAGAGTATACACAAAAAGATATAGATGCTATGTCACCAGAAGTAAAAGCAATGCTGGAACATCGCCAGGATTTAATGAACAAAATTCAAAGAACAAACTTTAATTTGGTTCAAATGCAATTCGGATTAAAGGCATTTGAGGATGGTTTAAGAGCAAATGGAATTGGTGAAGAACAAAATCAAGAAGCTGCATAACGGAGATTTTATCGTAATCTATGAGAATACTAATGCCTCTTATGATGTTCCTGTTGCTTACAAGTTGCACAAGTCAGGGATGGATAGTCGGAAATCTACCAGTTACACCATCGGATACTGTCACAAATTCGGTTTTTATAGAAGTAATGGATGTTGACTCAACTATTCATTGGTATCATGGTCGCGTATCTGATAACTCAAATTGGTGTTATCTGCACAATGATTGGGAAACAATCAGGAAGCAGTGAGTGACAAACCAAATACAGCCAGAAGTTATCGCACTGCTATTCTTGATGATAACGCCATTGTTAGCATTAACCTTAAATGGCTTGGTCAAATTGCAGTTCTTATCGGAATGTTGGTCTATGGTTATTGGCAGATTGAAAGTCGGATTAGAAAACTTGAAGATAAAGTTACTTATGCGGATGAACAAATTGGGAGCTTACTTGATAAGCATATCTTGGAAGAACGGGTTGAGAGACAAGAGCTGGCAGAGAAAGTAGCCTTCTATGAAAAAGAGTTTAACATCAACCCCTTATCCTGGGGTAAAAAGAAAAGAGGTAAAAAGTAGTGGATACAGCGACTTTATTAGAAGCGTACGGTACGCTTGGAGCAACAGGGGTTATTTCTCTTTTATTTGGATTTATGATTACCAATCTAATTAAATCTCAAGCTGCACAAAATGAAGCACTAGACAAAATGTCTGTTGACTTAGCGAAAGCAGAAGGGACTACAGCAAATGTAGAAGGAATCTTGTTGAAGTTGTTAGACAGGATTCAAAGAGATTCAGAGTCTCAGTCCAATGAAAGAAATAGAAGGCATGAATCTCTTATGAAAGAGGTAGATGACTTATCTGATAAAATTAGCTACATGAGTGGCAGATTAAATGGTGGAGGAAAACACTAATGGATAGTTTAAAAGTATCTTCAATATCCTTTGCCAACTATGGCGTATATATGGCAGAATTGAATTTATTATTACAATGTGTAGTGGCAATAATGAGCATTGTATATCTTACATATAAAATCAAAAAGATTAAAAGTGATTAAAAAGGGATTAAAAATAACATGAAAGTAAAAGCACCTAAAGGGTATCACTGGATGAAGAAGGGTAATACATTAAAGTTAATGAAACATAAAGGTGTATTTAAAAGACATAAAGGCGCATCATTAACAGCAAATTTTCCTATTATGAAAACGCATAAAGGGTAAAGAAATGCCATACGGTAAAAAGAAAAAGATGAAAACCAAGAAGGTTAGAACTATAAAAAAGAAAAAGATGAAAAGGAAATACTAATGTTAGCAAAACTAATCGCAGATGATTTACTGTCAGATGAAAACGGAGCTGAAATTATTGATGAAATTAATAAGGCTGTAGATATACCCATTATATCAGAGCAAACCGAAAAAAAGATATTGGAAGCTCTTTGGAAAGTAATTAAAGGTGTATTACTTAAAAAGATTGGCATATAGCGTTGAGATTGTCCTAGTCTACTTACTAATTTCTCTTTAATGAGGAGTTATGCTTTATACGGATTAGGACTCATCGCCATTCTATACTTGGTGTATAACCGAGGAACTACTACTAAAAAAATTACTTACAGAGAAGAAACCACAGATTATGTCTATGTACATGAATATAAGGTAACACGATATGCACGCAAGAAAACAGAAACAGATCAGGGAGCTTATAGAGAACATATTGAGGAAAATAAATATGTACTCCCCAGAAGCGGAGAATTTGATATTTGGGACTGGTCTAATAGAAAGTAATTACGATTATTTAAAACAATGGAACAATGGAGTAGCGCGTAGTTGGTGGCAGATAGAACCAGGAATGACTGGTGCTATGGATACGATTGTTAACTACCTTGATTATAGAAAGAATCTATTAGGTAAATGTGCGGTAGCTGCAAAGGTAGCACCCTTTTATTTTCGTAAAGGCGTGGAAGAGGAAGAGGTAAGAGATTTATTAGAAACCAATATTTCCTATGCGATAATTATGTGTAGATTAAAGTATCGGAGAGTCCCTAAAAAACTTCCAAAAACTGTAGAAGAGATGGCGCATTATTGGAAGAAATATTACAATTCAGATCTAGGAAAGGGTGATCCAGAAGAGTTTATTGAAAAGTATAAAATGACACAAAAATGACACAGTCGCATCTTGTGTTAGTCAGTTTATAGAGAATGGCGTCGTACCCAAGTGGCTTAAGGGGGCGGTTTGCAAAACCGATTTAGCCATAGTCGAGAAAACTTATTTTCCCTCTAAAAAACACCTCTCATTCATCATCATAAGTAATAGTAAGTTGTAGTAAATATGACACATAAATGACACACTATATTGCATATACATACGGTCTAAATGTTTCTACCTTTTTGTGCATATATCTCCAAGTCACATCATCCATTTTATGACCTAATAAAAACTTAATATAGAGCCATTCTAAGTCTAATTCTGTTAACCGATTAGAAAAGGTATGGCGAATTGAGTGAAAATCGCTTTTATACTGATATAAATCCATTAACATTTCTTGTAAATGTTCAGTTACATTTTTTCGTTGTTTTCTTTTAGGTGCTAAATTAGTTAAATCCATATCTTTTAATTTAGGGTGTAAGGGTACTACACATTTTCTTTTCACCTTTCTTCCTTGAACCCACTCTAAAAATCCATCTTTTATATTTTTCTTTTCTAAAGTTCCTGCGCTTCCTGCCCTCATACCAGAATATAAAGCTAAAGACATCATAGCTTTATCTCTTTCATTAGTGGTTTGATTAATCACTTCTTTAACCATATCAATAGGAATAGGATCGCGCCTATCTTCTGATGTATCATATCTTTCAATAAAATACGGATCGGCAGGGTTATTAGATACTACTCTAAGCATTTGAGCATATTTAAATAGACCAGACAACATAGATAATTCATGGTTAACCGTATTTTTTGCTCTTACTTTGGATCGCTCTGTTTTATAGTGAATAACATGATCAATACTAATATCGGTTAATAAGACATTGTGGTATAATTTTGCAAAAGGAGCAAGACCTTGTTCTACACGCTTATTCCAATCAGGACTTTTATTTTGCTTATGCCAGGCTAGATAACTTTCAATAAAGTTATAGGTAGTTTTTGGAATATAGGTTAAACCTTGCTTTTCATATAACTCATCAAATTCCTTCTGCTTTATTTTCGCAGCATGATGATTGGTTTGACCTGTACTTCGTCTTACTCTATTGGGCGGTGTTCCTGTAGTATATTGATAGTATTTAGAGCCAGGGCGTTTTCTTATCTTACTCAATTATAAATTATCTACTCATTCATAAAATGTAATTTGGAAATTATCTTTTTTTCCCACCAGAGAATTTTAGCACTTACATGAACTGGAACTTTATGACCTTCTTTATGGATATAATAAAAATCTGTAAAGTAAAAATGATCTCCTACGATATTTTCTTCGTCTTTCATTTTTTCAGGTAAGGTTTTTGATTCTTTTCTAAATTTTTCCTTTGATGTCTCTTCGACAATTTGCTCAATAGGATGCTCAGAAAATTTATATTTAGTACCAACATCCCAATAGTTTTCCATTTCTTTTTTTGTATATCCTAATTTTTCTGTATATATATCAAGATTTGTTACTGAATTAATAGTTCTAGTTAATCCTTTTAAACTAAACCCTATAAAAACATCAATCTGAGATTCACATGGCTGAGAATCAAAATTTGTGTTTTCTATGGTTTTTCTATTTAATGCAGATTTTAATTGGGCTATTTCATTTTTAAGATAACCTATATATCCTCTTTTTTCGTCTAAGTCTTGCAATAGGTCGTTGGTACTAATTTTATTTACGGTACTATTCACTTTTGTGTCTCCTTCTATTGTGATTTGGTTCTCTTCTACTTGTACTCCTTGACTTTGTACTGTTTCTCCTGCCCCTGAAACTGTTTTTGGCTCTCTATTAGCCACCATATCTGAATCTGCCTGAACTAAATCTCCCAAAATAGTCGCATATTGCATTAGGATATGATTTGGAATCTTTCTGTTCTTCCAAGAAGCAATAGTTGGCTGAGATACATTTAGCTTGTCAGCTAATGCTGTATCTGTAAAAACCCCAAAATGAGACTTTAACTTTTTAATTATATTATTAGAAGCCATTAATAACTATTGCAAATGTAATAAAAATGTAATAATTTACCGTGTATCATGTAATATTGATATGAATCATTACAATATATTAGGAATTATTAATGAAAAATCAAACAAAAACTTTTACTACTAGAGAGATAGCGGAACACTTCAATGTTCATCCAGCGACAATTAGACTATGGGCAAAGTCAGGAAAGATCAAAGAAATCAATCTTGGCTATAGAACAAAACGCTATGACATCAGCGATTTAATTATATAAAAAAGAGGTAATAGTATGTTAGAACAGGAACTACTACAATCACCGATACCCGTTGAAAGGCATGACCTTGCCAATGGAAGATGGTATTCACCATTAGAAGATTATTGGGAAGAGCATTTTAAAGATGCACCGATGATATATAAGCGATCATCTACCACCTTTGAGAATGTATTAGACAAAGGTATCGGCTTTCACACTTGGTTAGGTAATGCACCTACTTATCAGGATGCTATGGATTATGCTAATAAGCGAGCAACTATAGGAACAATCGTACATGATTACTGTGAACGATTATTATTAGGTACAAAAATAGATTTTGAAAGGGAAACTAAATGGCACAATAAAGATACCGATGAATTAGTGCCAATCACTAGAGAGATGATTAAGTATATTATGTCTTTTATGCAGTTTTGTGAGGACTCTCAAGTAAATGGAGAGTTTACTACAGAAGCTACAGAGATATGTATGTTTGACTTAGCAGCAGACTCAGAGGGGAATCAGTTACATTCCTGGGCAGGAACTGCGGATTGGGTAGTGAGGTTAGTTAATAAGAAAGGTGAAGAAGAACGATGGATTGTGGATTGGAAAACAGGGAAACCATATAATGTACATCAACTTCAGTTAACCTCATATAAGATATTGTGGGAATCGTTATTCCCTGATTATCCGATAGATGGTGTAGCGTGTCTATACTTGAAGTCAGGATGGCGTAAAGCACCTAACTATACTTTTAAGAAGTATAAGTGCGATGAAGTAACTTGGAAAAAGGTTGTAGAAGTCTCGGATTGGGCGAATAATAATCCTGTTCCGTCTTTTCCACCAGATTTACCTACAACCTTCACATTAGTAGAAGAAGAAGAAGAACAGGAACAACTAAAGGAGTCAGCGTAATGGCTTTTGACAATACAAATAAAGGTGCTTTGTTTACTGCAAAAGAGCGTAAGACAGACAAGCATCCCCACATGACTGGGAAAATCAATCTTGATGGAAAAGACTATAGCTTATCTGCTTGGTCTAATCAATCAAAAAAAGGAGATAAATACTTATCTCTAAAGGTTAGCGAGTTTCAAGCTAATCAACAAAAACAGGATGATGAACTACCCTTCTAAATCCATACCAGACTGTAATGGGCGGGCGCATCCCCGCCCTGAACAGTTTGAGTACATGACTGCCGAAGAGCAAGCGGACTACTTCAAGGAGTTTGCGGAAACAACTTGTAAGTATTGTTCTGGTGATGGTGGTGTACTTGAGTTTGAGTATGAAGAGAGAGGGTACTATCAAGTACCACATCAATTTTTTGAACCCTGCGACTGTATAGATCAGGAGTAGCAACATGAGAACCACATACCATGCCTACCTTCAACGAAGCACTATTATACGGTAAACAGATTGAACAATTAGTTCTCGATAGGATTCGAGAGCAAGACCCGTTTGCTTTGCCTATTCCTGGCAAGTTTAAACAGTTCGATCTGTATTCACCTTCTACCAACACAAGGATAGAAGTAAAAAGTGACCAAAAGTCACAACACACCAATAATTTTTTAATTGAAACCTATATGTATCATAAACCATCAGGTATTCTGTCAACAGAGGCTGATATATGGGTGTTTTATGATGGAAAGAATTTAGTCTGGGTAAAGCCTTAGAAGATTAAAGATTTAATTTTAGAGAAAGGGTATCAACAAAGATTGATTACAGGGAAAGGAGATACAGAACCAAAACGCTGCTATCTCATCCCTACCCATGAAATTTATAGTATATCAACTAAAGTGGAGTCAGTACATGAAGATCACACCAAATGATTTAACATGGATCAGAAAAGGTCTAGCGAGTGAAGTTTTAAAAAGTAAAGCAGATAATAATAAAAATGCAGTACAAGAAGTGCAGCAGTTATTAGATCGCTTAGATGTTATGGAAAAAGAATTTTATAAAAAAAATGCCCTACAATAATCATTTAATTAAGCCTGTAAGCCTAACACATAAGCGAACAGGAATTTGGATTGATGACGAAGATTGGCAAATAAATGATAAATGTATTCTTATGGTTGGCACTAAAAGAAACCTGTAGGGCAAGATTTACAAACAAAGGAGAGTAATATGAGTTACTGGATACAGTCATTATCAGAAAATGGATTTGATGTATTTACATTAGTGTACATCGCTGTTTTATTAATAGCCTATCACTATCTGCAAAGATGGTTTATTAATAAAAAATTTGACAAGATGGAATCAATGTTATTAGAAATCTTTGATGAGGTAGAGAGATGATTATTATTGATATTCCTACATGGATGCTGATGATTGGATGGTTTTTTACTCAAGTATTTAAAATGGTAGGAGCAATGTTCATTTTAGTAGTCAGTTTAAATAAGATAGATATTTGGAGAAAGCAATGAGTAAGTGGCAGGTATATAATGATAAGAAGGATGTGCCGATATGTTGTGGTGTCTATGTGATGTATAAAGATGGTAAGGTGATATATATCGGTATTAGTAAGAATGTACGACAACGGTTTACGAAACACACGATTAAAGAATGGGATTATGTGAAGATGAAACCTGCCACTACTTACGGAGCTGCACATGATTTAGAATCAAAGCTGATTAAGAAGATTAAACCTGAGTTAAACAGTCAGGGTAGTAATCGTATGCAGTTATCTACAAGGCATAGACTTACTGTGCAACCAGATGTATATAAGCGATTTAGAACATTTTGTTATAGTAAAAATTTAAAGATGAAAGAACTCTTAAATGATATACTTCAAGGATTTTTGGAGGCAGCAGAAAATGGCAAGTAAATCTAAATCAAAAGGAAATACTTACGAAAGGGAACTCGTAGAGCAACTAGCTAAAGCGGGGTATAAGGTAAAACGCGCTTGGGGATCGGATGGTAGAAGTATGGGGTTTACTGAAGATGTGGATATAGTGGCAAAGAAGAACAAAAAAACTTTGAAAATACAAGCAAAGCGAAGAAAAAGTATTCCACAATGGTTAGCATTTGGAAATTGTGACTTGGTGATGACCAGGGCAGACCGAGGAGAAACGGTGGTGTTAATGAAAATGAAGGATTGGTTGAAATGAGAGATGAAATAGCAATACATAATCCTGATGCAATCGTCTATGACCCAAAAGAACTGGATGCTGCCATTTTAGGAGTCAGTCATTGTGGTAAGGTAGTGTATAGCTATACCAAACTGGTGGAGTTATTTAAAGGTGTAAATGATTGGACAGATGAAGAGTCAGTAGACTGGATTCAATACAATGTGGTAGGTGCGTATCTAGGTGAATTTAATCCAATCATAGTCTATGACTTACTACACGATTAACATCAAGATTACAGAAAAACTTTCTTCCTCGCAGGTTTTATCCGAAATGCGCGAGGGAGCAATAGAATGGGGTTATTGCATAGGTAAAACTCCAACAAAAAGAGAAGAAATAAAGAAAATCGGTAATAACTACTATATGAAAGTAGGATATAAATAAGGAGATATAATGCAAGTAGATACATTTTTTAAGCTAAGTGATGAGTTTTTAGCTGAATGTAAGTCCATTCAAATTGAAAAAGGTCGCGAATACACAGTAGATAGCGCAGATAAATTTAAAAACTTTAAATCAATAGGTGACAGATTGGGAATGGATGCAA